CCGAGATTTTTTTTGGAAAAATTGTAACTGTAATTTTTGCTCTATATATAAGGGAAGGTTAGAATTAACGAAATGTTACGTTTGATCACTACCGGAGATAAAGATGCCCGCAACTAAGGTTGATCCCTATCTTGAACCTGCACGCTATAAGAAAAAGCTGAATCAAAAGCTAACCCGCCGCCAAGAGCTATTCGTTAAGGAACTGGTTAGCCAAGATGGTCAGATAACTTTGAAGGAAGCGGCGATTAACGCCGGTTATCCTGCTGGGTCTGCTCACGTTCGAGCGCACGAGCTAACTAACCCTCTGATGAGCCCTCATGTCTGTAAGGCGATTAAAGAGTATCGAGATGAGCTAGACGCTAAATACGGGGTGACCTATCAGCGTCACCTGCGAGATCTTCAATTGATTCGAGATGCGGCTTTGCAGAATGGCGCTTACAGTGCTGCTGTTCAAGCAGAGTATCGTCGAGGTCAGGCGCAAGGCGACATTTACGTTAGTAAGAGCGAGATCCGTCATGGCAGTATTGATTCGATGAGCAAAGAAGAGGTGATGAAAGCCCTCGAAGAGATGAAAAGCCAATATGCCCCAGTCACTATCGATATAACGCCAAAAGATGAAAACAAATCAAACCGGAAAAAAACCAGAGAGCGCCTTTTACAACAACCTGAAGGAAGCGGTGAAGAGATCGAAGAGATCATTGATCCTGACTAGGCTTGAAACGTGGGCTATGCCCGGTGTACCTGATTTATTGATATGCGATGAATCAGGTAAATTTCACATGGTGGAATTGAAATATACCAAGGGCAATTCGGTTGACCTGCGACCGCACCAAGTTAGTTGGCTAACAACGCATAGTAAATCGAGCTCTTGGGTTTTGATAAAGCAGCAGAAAAGCAGCACCGAGAAAGCAGCGCTGTATTTATATCCGGCAAGTGACGCTATTGATTTAAAGACTGAAGGGCTATCTAAAGTCGAGCCCTTATATACCTGCGAAGCGCCTTTTGATTGGGCGAAAGTTTTTTCCTTGATTAGTCCTATATAGTCGCATATACTCCCATAAGGCAATGAAGCCTAACTATGGGGATTTTTAAATGAAATATAGCGAATTGGTTGTGCGGGTCAGCGCACATTTCCTTACCAGACCTTTACCTGATAATTGGATGGAGCTCGAAGATAAAGAGCTATTCGATTTTATGCACGCTTATGCGTGGGAGCCTTTGGAAAACTGGGCGGCTGATGACGTGCTATTTGCCATCGAGGCATTAGCTCAGGATTTGGGCAGGGCTTTTGAGGTGGAAGGCGCATGAAAACTGGTGAGTTTTACATAAGTAAGGAATTCGACAACGGCAACTATATGGCTGAAGTGAAAACCAACACTAGAGGTGGCTTGATGGTTGTTATTTACTATAAACACATGAGTGGCGACTGGGAGTTTGAAGATGCAATTCTGATAGACCTGAGCGACATCATCGAAGGGGATAACGAATGAATAAGTACAGTGTATATATCGACCTTGATTCGTTTAATTACTACGTTGAGGCGCCAGATGAGCAAACTGCTTCAGATCTAGCTTGTAAAGCGATGGAAAAATACATCGCTAAATATGGTAGCGACATCGGTATTGCAGACGTGGTTGTAGACCTCGATCCCTTACTTGAAGAATCTGATATTGAGCTAACTGCACGGGAGATAACCAAATGAAAAAATCTGTAATTGCTGAAAACACTTTCTTTGCAACGCCTGAATCAATGGACGTTATTACGGCGTGGATTGCTAAACACCCGAAGGAAGAGCAATCGCATCTTTATACCGTCATGGGAATGACTTGGAATTATTTAGCAAAGCTAACGGCTACTGAGGTATCTGATGCAAGTAAGTGAGCTATTAGCTGAATTAGATGGCGTCCCGCTAGATGCAGAGGTTGTTGTTTGGTCTGAAGATACCGAACATTTTTGGAATCCGTGGGTTAGTCATGTTTTAAGCAGCGATTCGAGTCGCGTGGCATTTGTTGAAATTTGTTTTGATCGAGAGGTGAAGAATGCGTGAAGTGATAACCAAAGTATTTACCTATGATGAGCTGAGCGAGCAGGCTAAAGAGCGGGCTTATATGGATTGGGTACATCAAGGCGGTGATGAATGGCACTGGGTTGATGAATGGCGCGAAGCGTTAAAGGGCTTTGCTGATTTGACGCACATTCGATTGCGCGATTATGAGTTAGATTCTTATGGCTATTGGTTTAGCGCTGAGTATCCCGACATCGAGCATGGCAACGTGATCGAGTATCAACCGAAAGATTGTCCTTTTTCTGGTACTACGTTTGACGAGGATTTTCTGCACCCGTTGCGCGAATGGGTTAGTAAGAAAACCGATGCTGACTATCTCGATGTTTTAAAAGACTGCTTAGATACAGGCTTTCGCAATGCTCAATCGGATATTGAATGGCATAGCGGTAAGGAATGTTTTATCGAGCGATGCGAGTTTGATGGTTATGAATTTACTGAAGATGGGATGGTTTGGCGCTGATGTTTTTAATCAAATGGGTAATGTGTTTAATTTATGGAAAAGAGGCATGGGAAAAGGGAATGAAACAACCGCAACGTAGAAAACCCCGATACAGATCCAGACGCTGATTTAACACCCGCCCATCGAGGCGGGTTTATTTTTTGGAAAATTAGCTTGTTTTTGTATGCGATTTATCCGATACTAATTGTTGAGCAATATCGCTCGAATTAATCCAACGGGGATTTACTTATGACTACCTATAACACTGATGCTTTTACCCATGGCATTTCTAAACATAACGCGCTTGCATCTAACTGGGCTAACCGCCCTGAGGATGAGCGCTTTACCTCGCTCGATGATATGTTGCAATTCAAGCTTGCAGATGCTCGCGAAATGACTAGCCGCATTGTCGATACCCATAAGATGAATATTATCGGCACGGTTGATGAAGAAAACCCATCGATGGGCGATATCATGGTTGAGTACACTGATGAGAATGGACGCGAGGCAATGGATATGCCCACTAACTGGTCATTTGGGCAGATGGCGCAGTTATCTGGGGCGCCTGCGGGCTACCTTAAAGATCTACCCGCACCATTAGTCGCGGATTGTTTGCAATGGGGTTTGCAGCACAATCGCTCTCGCGATCTGATCAAGGTTTATTCAAATGGCGAATCGCAGCAGTTGCGTGCAGCTACTGGCGCTGACTATGGGCGTATTTATGACCATGAAATCTTACGTCCAATTAAAGACTTGGTTGATGGATCGAATGGGCGTTGGAAAATTCCCGGGGCGATTGTGGGCGGCAATAATGGTCTGTCGGTTTATGATCCAGAAGTACCGGTGACTATGGATACCACAACGTTGTTTGCGTCTGATCGTGACGTGTTTGTTTTCTTAGTCGATGATCGCAACCCCATTGAAGTCGGTAAGTTAGCCAATGGCGAGCCGGATCTGATGTTTAGAGGTTTTTACGCTTGGAATAGTGAAACGGGCAGTAAGACAGCGGGCATTGCTGCTATGTATCTGCGCGGCGTTTGTATGAATCGCAATCTATGGGGCGTTGAGAATTTTCAGGAAATTAAGATTCGCCACACTAAATTTGCCCCAGATCGTTTCGCTACTGAAGCGCGTCCGGCTTTGCAGTCATTCGCACAAGGTAGCACCGGATCTTTCATCGAGGGCGTACAAGCAGCTAAGCAAGCTAAGATCGAGAGCACCGACGAAAAGCGCTTAGAGTTTTTAACCAAGCGCGCGGGGTTATCTAAGCGTATGGCTAATGCGGCAATGCAGCGCCACATGAAGGAAGAGCAGCGCCCTATCGAAAACGTATGGGACGCGGTGCAGGGTATTACAGCTATAGCGCGTGATATTCCGCATCAAGATAACCGCATCGAGGTTGAGCGTTTAGCCGGTAAGCTATTGGATAAAGTCGCATAAGCGCCTGAGCTTTAAACCCCGTTTAGCCCGCCTTTGTGCGGGCTTTTTTATTTCTGGATTTTTATATGAGATTTATCCTATACTTATGGGCGAGCACTTCCGCTCGATTAAAACGGGGATTTTTAAAATGATCAATGACGTAAACAACAACGTAGAATTCGCAGCTAATCGCATCATCGACGATGGCTTTACAGATCTTGAAAGCGCGCACGCTGAGATCGGCAAGCTACGCGCTGAGATTGCTGAGAAAAGCAATCGCATTCACGAACAAAACCAACAGATCACTAAAATGATGATCGACAAAGACACGGCTGATCGTTTGGTGCGTGATCGTATCGCCCGAGCTGATGCGGTTTATCTACCTTTCGAGAAAGCGATTGTTGCGTTGATCGATCAGGGATTGTTCGATGAGCGGATTGAGGATCGCGTGCAAAAATCAGTAGAACAGGCGGTTGCTGATGAGCTGCAAAGCGAGCTCAGCTATGGCGGCGCGGGTGACGTGGTAAAAGAGCTGGCGCGCGAGGTCTTATCTGATGAGCTGGGCGAGGCGCTCGATAATGCCGATCTTGATGGCTTAACAGAAACCATCGCTAGCGAGATTAAAAGCGCATTAGAAAGCGCGACTATTCGCTTAGATTTTTAAGCGCTCGATCTGGATCTATTTAGCCCGCCATCGTGCGGGCTTTTTTGTGGCTTGCGTTTTATATGGGACTAGTCCCATAATAAGAGCGTGCAATTCCGCACGATTAAAAAAGGAAAATTTCCAAATGAGAAAAATTACAGAAAAAACCGCGGGCGCTTTTGTAGATCATCGCGCCTTTTCGATGGGTAATACTTTCACCAATGGCAAGGAGCTATATTTGCACGGTAATTTAATCGCCAAATGGGCAGACGATAACGAGGTCTTAACGATCACCCTTGCCGGTTGGAATACTCCAACAACCCGCGAGCGGATTAATGGCGTGCTCGATCTTGCGAACATCGATGTTCGAGTGGTGCAGCGCGACTATGAGCCCTGTTTGCTTAGCTTAAAATCCGGTGACGTTTTCGGGATCAGCTCTACAGATCATTACGGCTTCCCAGTTGCTGAATATCATGAAGCGCAGCGATTGATCGAACAGCTCGAACTAGATCTAGAGAAAGAGGGAGCTTGATATGTACTATTCACCAATTTTTAAAGATAACGTTGTTTATGAGATCGAGGGCGCGGATCTGAATAATATCTTGCAGGCTTTATGGGCTGCCGCTGAGTCAACCGATCAATGGAAAGACCGCCGTGACATTGCCAATCGGACACTGGCAATATTGGAGCGCGGTTGCGAGCCTGTTTCGGGGGATGAGTGATGCGTTTAGTTAATCTTGCCCACGGGCTTTTCGGTTTAGCAATGGCGGCTTTTGTTCTGGCGCTTGTCACTTTCGATGAGCTCTTTCTCGCGGGCGGTTTAATTGCTGCATATCTTGGATTAGGCGCTTGGTTGTTTAGCCCTGCCGATTAGCGCTCGATCTTGTCACCTTAACAGCCCGCCATCGTGCGGGCTTTTTGTTGCTTGCTTTTTATATGGGATCGATCCCATAATTAGCGCTGAGCTATTCCGCTCGATTAAAACGGGGATTTAAACCATGAATTTACAAAACCACTATTTGCGGATTGAGCGCCGTAATAATCAATGGGAGTTATCGTGGCATAGACCAAGCGAGCCCTTTGGGACTGGCTTTGGGATTTACGATTGCGCAGAAAAAGCGATAGAGAGCGCCGAACATCTAGCGGGCTTAATTCACAAGCGCCCCACTGTAAAATATCGCCCGCCTATTTTGGTGGATACCCGCGACGCGCCCAGATTATCGCCGCCAGTTATTCAATGCGCCCGTTGCGATTGTGGCGCACTGGTTCCGCCTGATCGGATCAATTGTCCATCGTGCGAGGCGCTGATCTAAAGCCCTCGATCTTGTCACCCAGTAGCCCGCCATCGAGCGGGCTTTTTCATGCGTGCTCGGTAGTAATACAAGCGGGGCGCGGGCGCTCGATCACGGCTCGAAACCTACGGATTGCGATTTTTTGTACAAAAAGCGATTTAAAAACGCAGCAATAGCAAGGGTTGCGGGCGAGGTTGTCCAGCGCGAGACCAGGGCTCTTGGTGCGCGGTTCGTGGTGCGTGTTTGTTTGTTCGTGATTATTTTATGTACGTTATTTTTTTGACGTACAGGGCGCGCTCGATGTTCATCGAGGGGCGCGATCCGCGGCACTGGGGCGGCGATCCGCTGCATCGATCACGCAGCAAATTATTAATTAATCCGCAATTAAAACCGCGGCGCGTGGTTCGCGGTACTTTTTCTAGGATCCTTTGAGAATCGAGGCTAAATCGTTTAAAATCAAACACTTATCGCGATCCGAAATTCGCGGCGGCGCATCGCTGGGCACGGCATCATGGGCCATGTTTTTCACAAATAATCAGCAGAAAAATGATATGGTCTTTACTACCGCATAAAAGCCGATAAAATCCCATATATTTAGGGTCCCCCGGAGACAAACTTTGATCGAAGAACACCTGTCCGAAAAAGAGCTCAAATTACGTTTACGTTTGGCTCAATTAGAGAAGACGGAAGCCTGCCAAAATAATTTTTTGGACTTCGTAAAAGCCGTGTGGCCCGAGTTCATTGCAGGGCGGCACCATAGAATCATTGCGGAGAAGTTAGAACGTGTTGCGCGTGGCGAGCTCAAGCGTCTGATCATCAATATGGCTCCTCGACATACCAAGTCCGAGTTTGCGTCATTTTTGTTTCCTGCTTGGTTTATGGGTAGGCAGCCTAACAAGAAGATCATTCAGGCAACGCACACCACGGAGCTTGCGGTTAACTTTGGTCGAAAGACAAAGAACTTGATTGAGTCGGATACGTACAAGGATATTTTTCCTGAAGTTAAGTTAGCGGCTGACTCGAAGGCGTCTGGTCGGTGGGACACGAACAAAGGTGGCATGTACTACGCCGTGGGCGTTGGTTCGAACTTGGCGGGTCGTGGTGGTGACTTGGTAATCATTGACGATCCGCACTCGGAGCAGACCGCGATGTCGAATACGGGTTTTGAGGATGCGTGGGATTGGTACACGGGTGGTCCTCGTCAGCGTTTGCAGCCGGGCGGTTCGATTGTTTTGGTTCAGACGCGGTGGTCTGAGAAGGATATGACCGGTCAGTTGATCAAGGCGATGTCGAAAGATGAGAAGGCGGATCAGTGGGAGGTAGTGGAGTTACCGGCTATTTTTGACGAAGGGACCCCCGACGAGGTTCCTTGTTGGCCTGAGTTCTGGAGCCTCCATGATTTGAGCGCGGTCCGCGCGTCGATACCTCCTAGCAAGTGGAACGCTCAGTATCAGCAAAATCCTACAGGTGAAGAGAATGCGATTATTAAGCGGGAGTGGTGGCGACGTTGGGAGCGTGGATCTGTTCCGCAGTTGCAGTATGTGATTCAGTCGTACGATACGGCGTTTAGTAAGCGTGAGACGGCGGACTTTAGTGCGATCACGACGTGGGGTGTTTTTTATCCTAACGAGGGTGGTTCGGGTCCCAATTTGATTCTTTTGGATTCGAAGAAGGGTCGGTGGGATTTTCCGGAGTTGAAAGCGGTGGCGTTAGAGCAGTGGAAGTACTGGGACCCCGACACCGTCATCGTGGAGGCGAAGGCGAGCGGTATGCCATTGACGCATGAATTGCGAAATCAGGGGATTCCGGTGGTCAATTTCACGCCATCACGGGGCAATGACAAGGTAACGCGGGTACATAGTGTATCGCCCTTGTTTGAGGCTGGGATGGTATGGGCGCCGGACGAGACGTGGGCCGATGAGTTAATTGAGGAGGTTGCGGCGTTTCCCAATGGTGAGCACGACGACTTGGTTGACTCGATGACACAGGCATTGATGAGGTACCGTCAGGGTAATTTCGTGATTTTGCCAACAGATGATTGGGAAGACGAGCAAGAGTCTGCTAAAGTCAGGCTTTATTATTGACAAGCCGAGATCACTGGGGTATGGACGATAAAACTGCGGTAGAGAACTACAATCCTGTGGATAATTCTGTGGATAATTCTGTGGATCCTTTAGATGTCAGCATGTCTGGCATAGAACTCGACCCGCAGTCCCAAGAAAATTACCTTAATGCGCTGTTTGAACTCGGTTTGGACATGTCGCCGGGAACCGGGGAGTACCGTTCGGGCGAAGCGGGCATTGAAGCGTTTCAAAAGGGCGATTATTTTGAGGGCGGTTTGGGTATTTTAGGCGCGATCCCCGGTTTAGGCATGGTGACCCGCGGCGCACGGCGCTTGTTGCCTTCCATTACCAAGCTTGGTGATGAAGTATCTAACGCGATGCACAGTTTGAAGGACCGTGAGGATGAGTTGAAGGCGCTTTTGCCAAAATCTGTACCTAACGAGCGCGGTTTGATGACCGATCCGATGGAGGAATTGGCGAAAGTTAATCCTGAAAAGCATGCGGAGTTGGTTGATGTTAGGAATCGGATTGCGAATATGAATTCGGCATCGATGACTGATCAGACGGTTGAAGGAACTTTGCGTGCAGGCGGCTTTATGCCGGACAACCCCGCTATTGCAAATATGCAGGCACAAATGGCGGGTTCTAAGATTGGAAGAGAGCTATTAGATCAAGCCTCAGTAAACCCCGCTATTGCAAATATGCAAGCACAGATGGCGGGTTCTAAGCTTGGAAAAGAGCTATTAGATCAAGCCTCAGTAAACCCCGCTATTGCAAATATGCAAGCACAGATGGCGGGTTCTAAGCTTGGAAAAGAGTTATTAGACCAATCTTCAATAAACCCCGCTATTGCAAATATGCAGGCACAAATGGCGGGTTCTAAGGCTATAAGAGATATGCAGGCACGCGGTGATGGTTCTAGGCTTGAAGACGATTTATTAGAGGTTCTTAAAGATATAGATGATTCTAACTTCGCCGAAGGTGGTGTAGTATCATTACTTGACACCGCCCGAAACATGACCCGCCGCCCACGGGGCATTATGGGGTATGTGCCATATTTAGGAGCTAAGTAATGGCGATTGAAAAGAACGTCCCTACCCAGTTGGACGAAGAGGATCTCCGCGCCGAGTTGGAGATTGAGATTCCGGATTCTATGAACGATGTCAACATGATGTTGGCTGAAGGTGACGTGGATAACGTTTCGATCACTGAGACCGACGATGGTGGTGTTGAAATTGATTTTGAAGCGGGTGAGCGTAACGAAGGCGACGAAGACTTCGGCGATAACTTAGCGGAATATATGCCACAGCGTGAATTAGGTCGTATCGCTAACATGTTGTTAGACGAATATGATGCTAACAAGGCTGCAAGATCGGATTGGGAAGAATCTTACGCTAATGGTCTGGAGTTATTGGGCTTTAACTATGAAGAGCGTACGGAACCTTTCCGAGGAGCAACGGGTGTAACGCACCCTTTGCTTGCTGAAGCTGCCACACAGTTTCAGGCGCAGGCTTTTAACGAGTTATTACCGGCTTCTGGTCCTGTTCGCACGGCGATTATGGGTCAGGAAACTCGTGAAAAGCAGTCGCAATCTAAGCGTGTCCGTCAATTTATGAACTACTACATCACTTGCGTGATGGAGGAATACACACCGGACATGGATCAGATGTTGTTCTCATTGCCTCTGGCAGGTTCAACATTCAAGAAAGTTTACTTTGACGATGCCATGGGCCGTGCAGTGAGCAAGTTTGTTCCTGCTGAGCAGTTGGTGGTTCCTTACGAGACTTCTGACCTTGAGACGTGCCCTAACATTACGCAGGTTGTGCGTATGTCGCTTAACGACGTGCGCAAGATGCAGATTGCAGGTCAGTATTTAGATGTGGAGGTATTACCTTCGCAGAAAGAAGCGACGTCAATCAGTGATGAGTTGGATGATATTAACGGATCATCGGCATCACACATTGATTATGACTGTACCTTGTTAGAGTGCCACGTTGAGTTAGATCTGGAAGGTTACGAAGACCTTGATGAAGACGGCGAGCCTACCGGTATAAAGTTACCGTACATTGTGACGCTCAGTTATGACAATGGTGAAATCTTAGCGATTCGTCGTAACTATCGCGAGGACGACGAAACACGGTCCAAGATCCGTTATTTCGTGCATTACAAATTCTTACCGGGCTTTGGTTTCTATGGCTTGGGTTTGATCCATACGATTGGTGGTTTGTCGCGTACTGCGACGGCGGCATTACGCCAGCTAATTGATGCTGGCACTTTATCTAACCTGCCAGCAGGTTTTAAAGCACGCGGCATGCGTATTCGTGATGACGAAGAGCCTTTGCAGCCGGGTGAATTCCGTGATGTTGACGCACCGGGTGGCGCGATTCGTGACGCGTTGATGCCGTTGCCGTTCAAAGGTCCTGATCAGACGTTATTTCAGCTGCTAGGATTCGTTGTAGACGCCGGACAGCGCTTTGCGACCATAACCAATATGCAAGTTGGTGATGGCAATCAAAACGCCGCTGTGGGCACGACAATCGCTTTGTTGGAACAAGGCTCACGGGTCATGAGCGCAATTCATAAGCGCTTGCATTATGCGATGAAGCAAGAATTTAAGATTCTGGCGCGTGTAATGGGTGAGTTTTTGCCGCAAGAGTATCCGTATGCGGTTGAGGGTGCTGACGCATCGATCATGGCGCAGGATTTTGACAGTCGTGTGGACATTCTGCCGGTGTCAGATCCCAACATGTTTAGTCAGGCGCAGCGTATTGCATTGGCGCAGACTAAGTTGCAGTTAGCAGGTGCCGCTCCTGAGCTGCATAACATGCACGAAGTTTATCGTGATATGTACGACGCGTTAGGCGTGAAAGATGTGGACCGTTTGATGAAGACGGTACCCGATGAAGAGCCTGCACCGAAGGATCCTGCAAGCGAGAATATTGATGCGTTAGATATGGCACCGTTGACCGCGTTTGAAGGACAGGATCACCAGTCGCACATTATGTCGCACATGGTCTTTGGTTCGACGCCGATGGTTGCAGGTTTGCCTCCGGTTGCGATGGAGCTTCAGAAGCACATCATGCAGCACGTTAAGGTAGCGGCAGAAGAGCAGGCAAAGGTTCAGATGTCACAAATGGCACAGCAGCAGCCTATGGACCAAGCGTCTGCGGATTTGCAGTACAACACCATGGTTGCGCAGTTCATTGCACAAGGCATGCAGCAGGTGAAGCAGCTTTCTGGCGAATTGTCAGGTGCTGGTCAGCCAGATCCATTGGTACAGTTGAAAGAGCAGGAGTTGCAACTCAAGGCTCAGCAGCAGCAAGCCAACCAGCAGAAAGATCAAGCCGATTTGCAGCTCGATCAAGAGACGCTCAAGATGCGCGACCGTCAGTTCTACGACCGTATGCAGTCGCAAGAGCAGCAGACCGCATCGCGTATCGACGCAGGTTATGTGCGTGAGATGCTGAAACAAAATGGTAATCCGCCAACGCAATAATGTTCCACGTGGAACAATAGGGGTCGCTTATGATGACAGGTGTGCAGAGGGTTAAACTATTCTTCTACTCATTTGTTGTGGGGGGTGCGATTGTTGCTGCGATCACATTGGCTGAACAAGCCATGGCAGCAGACCCTATTGTTACCGAATCAACCAGTACGGTGACGACAAATGGCAGTCAGACGACAAAAGTCGAATCCCCTCCGCCTTCAGCAATTGCTCCTCAGTTCTCAACGGGAAATAACTCAGATTTATGCACCATCGGAGCTGGCGGAGCTGTTCAGACTCAGATACTTGGAATCTCCGTCGGCTCAACCTTTACCGAAGAAAACTGCTTGCGTTTGAAGAAGGCGTCAAAGCTTTATACGTTTGGCATGAAAGTTGCGGCTGTTTCGGTAATGTGCCAAGACCCGGACGTCTGGCAGGCGATGATGGATGCAGGGACTCCTTGTCCCATTGACGGCTTGATTGGTAATGAAGCAAAGGCTGCATGGGCGGTAAAGACGACTGAAGTACCTAAAGAGGATGGCAAAGATGAACCGACGGCTGAAGACAAGCGCAATCAAGCTCTTGGCATTATCGGCGGTATTTTTGGCACCGCCTTGTTATTCTGATTATGTCTTTGGAAACAGCAATAACGCTGCTGCTGGGGGTAGCACTTGGGGGATGTCTAGTTCTCTTTTTCCTGTACCAGCATTGGAAGGTGTGGACATCAACGGCGTCTTCTACCGATACACAGCCGTCAAAGACCCGGCAGACCCCTATACCGTCAGTATCCAGAACGAGAATGCCGATGGAAGTGGATATATATTCCGGTCAACAGATGATTGGTCGGGGGGTCGTGGTGCAACAATCCAAAAATTCATACCGCTGCCATATTCGCCAGTGGGAGATTGGGGCGATGGAAGCATTGAACAGGTGGGCATAGGTCGTGTGGAAGACCCTCTTGTTTTGTATTCTTATCGTTTTGACCCTAACAGGGTGCAGCAACCGGAACTCCCTGATCTTCCTACCTACGATATTTACGATTCACTCAACGACATCTACGTCCTCAACTCGCTAGAGCCTACGGATCCGGATCTTTACGACAAAGAAGAGGCGGAGAAGGATGAAAAGGACGAAGAAGGCGACGATAACCGGTTAGAAACAGCCTTAGCTGCGCAAGAAAACGCGCTAACCCTCGCAAACAGTGTGTCACAAGGGGCGCTTGTGAAAGCCATGAATACCGCCACAAACCTGAATAATTACTATGTTATGCAGCTGAAGGGAGGTAACTATCAGGAAACGGTTGTTTTAATTGACAAAAATATACCGGATAATCGTAAGGCGCTTCGCAGTTTGGGGCAGGACCGATTACACGACCAGATGGTTGACTCACAATGGGGGAGATAATTATGAATAGTGTCAAAATAATGACGGCATTATGTCTTTTTTCTGGCGCAGCGCATGCTGTCGATGTGCCAATTACCGGTACGGTCCAGTCGCGTTGTACGATTGATACGGATACGGCGGGTGTTTACGGCAACCCAAACGCTTATACCTTGACTACCACGCCAGCTGACGGCGGTGTATTGCCGGTGACACGCTTTGATGTGACGTTGGCAGATGCGTATTACGCGCGTGTAACTCACCCAGATGCTTTCAGCACCGCGCCTTCTAGCAACGCTACAATAACGTTTACCGGTTCAACGGAAGTACAAACTGTAGGTGATGCGGGTATGTCGGGTTATGAAGCGGCGAAGACGACCTTTGGTAATAGCACCCAATATGATTTGACGGTAGCCGGTTCGCTTTGGTTGAAGACTAGCTCAACAGCAACTAATGGTGGCGATAAAGCATTTCCGGGCGGTACGTATCGTGCCATTGTGGTGGCAGAGTGCATAGCCAAATAAAGAATGTATTACTCGCTATTCTGGTAGCGTTGTTAATACTGTTCATGTCGTCTGTTAGGGCGCATGAGATGACACCGACTTATCCTAAGTGGGTGCCGTCGCACATGGAAGGTGTGTGGAAGACTACGATGGAAATGTTCAATAAGCGCAAAGACGTCGAATGGTACGAAATTGGTGTGTTTGACGAGAAGTGGCAGCCCGTTAACTTTGTCACAAGTTACAGGCTGTTCAATATGCCGTATCTTAGCCACGTTAAGTTCGATGTGTATGTCGCCACACCTGACGTCGCCGTTGCAGAATACATCTGTTCTAAATCTAAATTAAGAGAAATTAAAGAGCAAAAGACCATGGTAGCCACTCGAATCTGTTCGAGGTTTAAGCCATGAAGCAGCGTATCCTTTATGTGTTGATCTATAGCGGTTGGTGGCTGCTGCTGGTTATTGGCAGCGCTAAAGTGTTAGCTGATAGTAGTTCGCTAAACTTAGCTTTACCTAACATGGGCGCAACCTATGGAACGGACTCAATTCGAGCGGGCGATCTTGATTGCCAAAATAGTATCGGTGGTGCTACTAACTTTGAGCTTGGGGTTACTGGGATTATTGATAACGCAGTTAGCCCTTTTGATTCTGAAGACCCCATGAATCCAACGACTAAAGATGTGGGTGTTTATGCGCGGATTATTATCCCATTGGACGGTCCAAAAGAGCGAATCAACTGTAATACCTTATATCAGCTAGAATTACAGCGTAGACGGATTGAAGTCATGAAGCTGCAACAAGAGCTTGAGAACCTACGTAATTTGCAGAAACAGGGTGGATTTGAGAATTAGCTAGTAAGGACATGACGGGCACTGCTAGAAACCGTCAAGTTGACTCCCCTACTAGCCAGAGGTAAGTGTATGACAGATTTAGGAGAAAAACTTGACGATATTGAAGGCTTGGCTGATAAACGTCTCAGCCTTTTTGGCTTACGGTTCACTCCTACTCAGCTTGGGCTTGCTTTCGGTCTTATTAGCACCCTTATTGGTGGTCTTTATGCTGGTTTCACTATGTACCAACGCATCGAAGAAATCGCATCGCTCGATATTGGCGCGTTCGAGCAAAGAATGGAGCTTATTGACCAAAAAATAGACAACCAAGATAAATTACTGGTATCTATAGAGAGTAATCTGCGCGATACCAAGCAGCTTACCTACGATATTGAGAAACGAGTGAACGACAAAGTAGTTTACTTTGAAGGAAAAATGGAGAAGTTCGAATCTAAAGTCGATGCGACAAAGGCAGATTTAGAAGAACGTATCCAAGAGGCATTAAACAACCCATTGGCGAATTAAAATGACAGATTTAGGCTCAGCAGATTTAGATGGCGACGGCATTGTAACTAGCGAAGAACACGCGATTTACATCGAAAAACTACGTCGAGAGATGGAGGATGAAGATGCTAAACGAGATCAGCAGCGAAAGATGGTTTGGTTTGCCTTGCTTGGCATGTTGCTGTATCCACTGTTTGTATTTGGCACTGAGGCACTTGGATTCGCCAATGCGTCTGGCGTGATAGGCGACATGGCTCCAACGTACTTCATGTCAGTATCCGTTGTCGTAGGCGCCTTCTTTGGGGCTGATGCTTACGTCAAAGGCAAAGGCAAGAAGGAAGACAAAGGTGGTGATAAGTGAGCCTTGCACAAGATTCAATTATTGAATTGTTTTTAGTTATGGCGGCTATTCCAGCCGTCTTTTATGTACACGATGTATTTGTACGTTTTTATCAATCGTGGAGGGATAAGCCTTGATACCTGTAGAACTGCTGACCATGGCTGGTGGAGCGACCCTTGGTGGGATTTTTAAAATGATCGACAAAGCTCAGGAAGCGAAGAAAGCGCAGAATGAGATGATGATGCAAATGATGAAGGCTAAGACTGAAGAAGCCGACGCCTCCTCTGAGCGAGCAACCAAAGCTGCTGATGCTGCTGCGGCTCGCGTTGGTAATGATCCGTTTGCCAAGATGACGCGTCGAATCTTTGTACTTTCGATGATTGGTCTTGGCGCTTGGGCGATGATGGGCTCATTGACGGGCTTGGATATTGTTGTACCAATTGAGAAGCAAACTGGATTTAACCTGCTTGGCTTGATTGATACTACTGGGACAACTACTGAGTTTGTTCGTTTAGAGAATGCCATTGTTGCTTTTGAATGGTTAAAAATCTCAATTTTAGCGGCTGGTAGCTTTTATCTAGGCAAGAGTTAATGAAGCGATTAAGCGTTTTAGTGATTGTTTTGACGATAGCTGGCTGTTCGCTACTGTCGCCAAAGCAAGAAGAGCAAGGATGTCCACCTGACGCAGATTACGTGTGTATAGACATCACGAAGGGTAAGCAACAGGTTCAAGCTGAACTTGAACAGATGCTGAAAACTCAAGAAGGGTTTATGCCGACGATTTATGAAGATAATGGTTCGTTATCCATAGGCTATGGTCGTAACTTAGTGACTAACGGTGTGACAAAAGAAGAAGCCCTTTATTTACTTCGTAATGACATTGATCGGGTTACCGCAGCGCTGACTAAAAAGTATTCTGTTTTTGAAGAATTAACTAATCCACGACGCGCGGTCTTAATTTCTATGGCTTATAACCTTGGCATTGAAAAATTAAGTACGTTTAAGGAAATGTTCAAAGCGTTAGATCGCCGCGATTACCCATTAGCTGCTCGCGAGATGCGGATGAGTAAGTGGTGCGATCAAACCAACACACGTTGTTTAGTCTTGTCTGAAATGATGGAAACTGGACAGTACAAATAACTGGGATAAGTTGCATATTTTCTTAGCATGTCCCATATAGGATATGCTAGGATTAATCCCGCAATAGGGAGATACGCAACGTATGAATGAACTACATTTGGCAGAAGCGGTTTTCCGCATTTGCCGTGAACAGCGACAGACCATTGTCGATTGCTTGCAATATGACGGTGTGAAGTCGATGGAAAGTTATCGTGAGCTAATGGGAATGCTAAATGCCATTACTCACGTGGAACAGGAACTCAAGAGCCTGCTAGATAAACAGGAGCAATTAGATGACTGATAGCGCAGCAGCGGTTACTGATACTACAGAGGATGCCGCAACCCTCAAAGACGCGTACGTAGAACCGTCTGAAAAACGAGTATTAGATCCCGAGAAGATCGGGGATTCCCTCTTAGAAAGAATGCCGAGTCCTACTGGATGGCGCATTTTGATCCTCCCATTTAAAGGCAAAGAAAAGACCGCTGGCGGAATTATCTTGGCTGACTCCACTTTGGAGCAACAGCAGGTGTCTACGCAGGTGGGTTATGTCTTAAAGGTGGGTCCACTAGCTTACAAAGACACCGAAAAGTTTCCAGACGGACCGTGGTGTCAAGAGCGTGAATGGGTGATGTTTGCCCGTTATTCAGGCTCTCGCTTCAATATTGACGGTGGCGAAGTGCGTATTTTGAATGATGACGAGGTTCTCGCTCGAATCTCTAATCCAGAAGATATTATTAATTTCTAAGAGGGTAAGAAATGTCTGACGATGACGACAAGACCATTGAGTTAGATGTAGGTGATGCTCAGGAAACTGAGGTTGAACTAGCATCTGACGATCAAGAAGAAACAGGTTCGGCGCCAGAGCGTCGTGCTGAAGCAGAATCTGACCAATCTGACGATTCTGAGGATAATTTTGACAAAGCACAAAATGCGACTCAAAAGCGTATTGACCGCTTGACCAAAAAGATGCGCGAAGCGGAGCGTCAGGCAGAAGAAGCCTTGCGTTATGCACAAGCCGTGCAACAGCAAAAAGAAGATTTGCAGTCTAAATATGACGGTATGAGCAATAGCTACGTGACCGAATATAGCGGTCGTGTAGAGAAAGAGATGCAGACTGCCGAGTCAGATTTGGCTCGTGCGATGGATCTTGGTGATACCGCAGCGGTTGTAGACGCACAGCGTCGAATCACTCGCCTAGCGATTGAAAATGACCGCGCTCAGCAGGCTAAAATCCAGCAAGAGCGTTATAACCAGCAGGTGGAGGCTCAGCGTACGCAGCAGGTTCAAAACCCTATGCCACAGCAGCAGCCTCGTCGCCCTGACCCAAAAGCAGAAGACTGGGCAGAGCGCAATTCGTGGTTTGGTTCAGACGAAGCAATGACGTATGCTGCATTTGGTATTCACAAGCGTTTGGTCGAACAAGAGCAGTTTGACCCGAAGTCAGATGAATACTATGATGAGCTTGACAAACGTATGGCGGAAGAATTTCCACATAAGTTTGCTAAACAAAATTCGGGTGACAGTCGCCGTCCAGCCCAGACGGTTGCTGGGGTATCCCGCGGAAACACTGGGCGCGCCAGAAATGGCAACAAGGTTAAACTCAACCCAAGCCAAATTGCGATAGCTAAGAAATTGGGTGTGCCACTTGAAGAATACGCGAAATACGTGAAGTAGGAGAATAGCGATGACTGAAGAAAACAATGGTTCGATCAAGCGCTCCTCTCGCGCAAGTACAACTAGAGCAAAGACGGCTAGGCGTAAGCCGTGGGCTCCACCCTCTATGTTAGAGGCACCACCTGCACCAGACGGTTTCAAACACCGCTGGATTCGTGCTGAAACTCGTGGTTTTGATGACCGCAAGAATGTAAGTGCGAAAATGCGTGAAGGTTGGGAATTGGTTCGTTCGGACGAATATCCTGATTTTGAAGCGCCAGTAATTGATTCAGGTAAATACGAAGGTGTTTTTGGCGTAGGCGGCTTGATGTTAGCTCGCATTCCAGAAGAGACAATTGCCGAGAGAACGGCGTATTTCGCAGGTCGAAATGCAGACCAGATCGAAGCAGTCGATTCTGACCTTATGCGTGAGAACTCACACTCTACCATGCGGATCAGTAACCCTGATCGGCAACAACGTGTAACCTTCGGTGGCCCACGTAAATAAATGGGCTACCTAATTAGGAGATTTGACTAATGGCAAACCAACTTACTGGTGGCTACGGTCTGCGTCCTATTGGGAAGACTGGCGGCGCTGCTGATAACAGCGCTGCAACTGCTTACGAGATTTCAGCTACTCAAACTAGCGTTATCTACCAAGGCGGCATCGTAATCCCTACCGCAGACGGTACAATTGATATTGCTGACGGCGCTGTTGCACCTCTAGGTGTATTCAACGGTTGTGAATATGTAGATTCTGCAACCAAGAAAAAAGTCTGGAGCAATTACTGGCCCGGTTCTAACAACGTATCTGTAGATACAAACTACCCTATCGTTGCATACGTCTTTGACGATCCAATGCAGCTTTATGTAGTTGTTGCAGACGAAGGCAATACTAACCGCGCAACTGCGTTGGCTGACGTGTTCTCAAACGCTTCAATGGCGTCTTTGAATGGCGGTAGCACCAACACAGGTCGTGCTTCTGACATGCTCGATATTTCTACTGCGGCTACTACTGCCACTTTAGATGTACGTATCGTTGGCTTGTACGAAGACGCAGCGAACAGCGACTGGTCAGCAGCTTATGCGCAGTACAAAGTTCGTTTGTTGCATTCTTTCAACACCGGTCTCGGCGCTGCTGTAGGCACCGTGGCTACAACTGGCATTTAATAGGGGAGAATATCAATGGCTATTTCTCGCGCCCAGTTAGCTAAAGAACTGGAACCCGGACTAAATGCTTTGTTCGGTATGGAATACTCTCGTTATGAGAACGAGCACGCAGAGATCTTCACAGAAGAATCTTCTGACCGCGCGTTCGAAGAAGAGGTAATGTTAGGTGGTTTTGGCACTGCGCCAACTAAGTCAGAAGGCGGCTCAATTTCGTTTGACGACGCACAAGAGACTTACACCTCTCGCTACACTCACGAGACAATCGCATTAGCATTCTCAATTACTGAGGAAGCTATCGAAGACAATCTTTATGATCGTCTAGCGTCTCGTTACACCAAAGCTTTGGCTCGCTCAATGGCTCAAACCAAGCAAATCAAAGCTGCATCAATCTTGAACAACGCGTTCAGCGCTGGCTCACCTGTAGGTGACGGTGCAGCACTATGTTCATCAGCTCACCCATCATTGTCAGGTAACCAGCGCAACCAGCTGGCTACTGCTGCGGACTTGAACGAGACTTCTCTTGAGCAAGCTCTGATCGACATTGCTGGTTTGACTGACGAGCGTGGTCTGAAGATCGCTGTTCGTGGTACCAAACTGATCATTCCTAAGGAACTTCAGTTCATCGCAGAGCGAGTATTGAACTCAAACTTGCGTGTTGGCACTGCTGACAACGATGCAAATGCTATCAAGAACATGGGTATGGTTCCTCAGGGTGCCGTCGTAAACCATTTCTTGACGGATACAGATGCGTTCTTCGTGATGACTGATGCGCCTAACGGCTTCAAATACTTCAACCGTTCTCCAATCAAAACTGCGATGGAAGGTGACTTTGACACCGGAAACATGCGCTTCAAAGCGCGTGAGCGTTACAGCTTCGGCGTTTCGGATTGGCGTGCAGTATTTGGCAGCCCCGGCGCGGCATAATTAGCTAAGTTAGCTAATTTGAGAGGGCTCCTTCGGGAGCCCTTTTTATTTGTCCAAAACTATGCTAAAAACACTCTAGGTTCTGGGATATTCCAGCCGTATCGACCGACCCAGCGGACTTTGCAGAGACGATACGGTGAGTGCTGCAACACGGAGATTGACTCATGGCAAGCACAACTTTTTCTGGCCCAGTTACTTCAACTGACGGCTTCGTTGGGGACATCAAAGTTCCTACTTACACTGTAGCTTCAGCACCTTCAGCTTCATCAGCTGGCGCAGGCACAATTATCTACGTTTCTAACGGTGCGGCAGGTTCAGCTATTTTGGCGTTTTCTGACGGTACTAACTGGAAGCGTTCAGATACTGGCGCCACAATCGCAGCGGCATAAGGGGTGCTTTATGAGTTCACGTTTTAAGCCTGCAAGTGCAGAAGAATTAGCCGCACGCGGTATTGGTTCAGCTCCAGTTGAGCCAGCTCCAGTTGAAGAAGTGGTGGTTGAAGAAACCCCAGCTGAGTCTGAAGCGGAAGAAACTCCAGCTGAAGGAGAGTAATCATGGCAGGTTCTGATGTAAAAACCGTCAGACTTACCGGGACAGGTGCGGCTTCTGTAGGCAGAAGTCGTATCCGTCAGATTACTGTAACCACCGCAGCTTCTGGTACTCCAGAGCTAAAAATTACAGACGGTAATGGCGGAGCGACCTTGCTACACTTAGACCTTATCGCAGGAGACGTGTTTTCCGTAAACATTCCTTCTGAAGGCGTCGTAGCAGCATCCGATGTTTATGTAGCAACTATTGACGACATTACGTCGTTAACAGTTTTTTATAACTAAGACGAGGCTCAGATGGCTGAAGTAAGTTCAATATCCAGAGTTGGTACAACAGAGCCATTTGAGCTTCAAATTTCCCGTGGTCAGATTGCATGGCATACCCCTTTATTTAAGTATGGCTACAATCCTCTTATCATCAACGTCAACGAGACTATTTGGGACGGTGGTGGCTTATACACCTACCCCTCTAGTGCAGCGGCGTTAACCGTGGCTTCTGCCTCCGGTGCAACCGATTCGGGTGTTACTGGGACGGTTGTTGGTCTTGATACTGATTACAACGAAGTATCAGAAGATTTTACGTTAGATGGCTCCGGTACATATACCACTACGCAGACGTTTTTACGTGTATACCGCGCGTACATCACAGGCGCGACAGCTCCGGCAGGTAATATCACTTTCAAGATTGGTGCTACAACCCATGCGCAAATTACTGCGGGTGAGAACCAAACCTTGATGGCGGTATATACCGTACCCGCAGGTCATTCTTTATATATCAGTAAAGGTACCGCCACTCATGGTACGGACACTAGCGGTGCTTACATGACTATCCGCTTTGTGGTTCGCGCTCAAGGTAGCGTATTTAGAACAGCCACTAAGATCGATTTGATCGGTGGAAACATGCAGTTTGATTTTGAGCAGCCGCTTAAAATTACAGAAAAGACGGACATCGAGGTCCGTGCTATTTGTAGCAAAAACCAAAATAACGCGGTGGCAGCTACATTTGAAGGTATTTTGGTTAAGGAGACGCTCTAATGGCGGAATCTAAAAAAGCTTATGTTGATCGTGTAGCCGCAGAAATTGCAGCAAACGCGAACATGTCTAGTCAAGATGCTCGTCGTATTGCGACACAGCAATGGGATGACGAGTATTTCAACACTGCGGAAGACAAGTACGAAGAGGTTACCGGTGAAACACTGAATCCTGAGCGTACGTATGCTTGCGGTGGTGCGGTTAGAAAAATGAAGATGGGTGGTGCGGCAGGTTATGGCGCATGTGTTAAAGGTTTCAAAAAAACCAAGATGCGTTAATGGCTACCACTAAGAACGTTAAACGGTTACCTTCGGGTCGATTGGAATATCGAGGAGAGACTTTTGCAGGTTATAACAAGCCAAAGAGAACTCCCGGTAAATCTAAGAAAAGCGCCGTTTTGGCTAAAAAAGGCGATGAGGTCAAGCTGGTTAGATTCGGTGATCCGAACATGTCTATCAAGAAGGACCAACCAAGTCGTCGTAAAAACTTTAGAGCGAGGCATTCTTGTGACACAGCGAAAGACAAGTTCAGCGCAAGATACTGGAGCTGCAAAGCTTGGTAAGAAAGTAACTAAGAAAAGAGCAGCTAGAAAAGTGATGAATGGTAAAGGCGCAGCGCCTACAACTAAAGAGTTGTTGGCAGCAGTACAGGCGCATGAAGCACGTATGTCGGACAATATGGATCACGTCAAGAAAGATATTGACGGGATTAAAGACGACATAAAGAAGTTAGATAATCGTCTTTGGGCTTTAGTAGTTTTAGTCCTTATTGCGCCACATCTTTCTAAACTCTGGGGTGCGTAATGGCTAAGAAGAAGCCGGGTTTATACGAAAGTATTCGCCGTAAGAGGGCACGCATTGCTGCGGGTAGCGGTGAGAAAATGCGTAAGCCGGGTTCTAAAGGTGCGCCTAAAGCGTCAGATTTTAAGGCGGCTGCAAAAACAGCTAAGAAAAAGAGATCTAAAGCATGACTACTTCCGCCAGTACCAATTTTGAATTAGACGTCTCTGATTACATTGAAGAGGCGTTTGAGCGTTGTGGCTTAGAGGTTAAAACAGGTTACGACCTGAAAACAGCTAAGCGCTCGCTTAACCTGATGCTGGCAGAGTGGGCAAACCGTGGTTTAAACCAGTGGACGATTAAGCAGCGCACCTTATCTTTGACAACCTCTGACGGTGAATACGACTTAGGTACTGACGTTATTGACGTCTTGAATGTTGTTGTTAGACGTAATGGTACGGACTATTCAATGGAACGTATCAGCCGTAATGATTACATTACGATTCCAAACAAAACGACGACGGCTAGACCTAGCCAGTATTTTTTGGACCGTCAGATTACACCGAACTTAAAGATCTGGCCTGCCCCTGAGAATAGCACCGACGTTATCTATTACGATGCGTTGACCCGTATTCAGGATGCCGATACAGCTAAAAATACAATGGACGTTCCATTCCGTTTGTATCCTTGCTTAGCAGCAGGCTTGGCATACTACATTTCAATTAAGCGCATTCCGCAGAAGACTCAGATGCTTAAAGCTATTTATGAGGAAGAGTTCCAGCGCGCATTGGATGAGGACCGTGATCGTGCTTCGTTTAATGTTCAACCTGCCATAGGTTATCGATAATGGGCAAGTTTGCAGCAGGTAAACACGCTTGGGGGATTTCAGATCGCTCAGGTTTCCGTTATCCGCTTAGCGAAATGAAGCGTGAGTGGAACGGTTTGCTTGTGGGCAAAGACGAGTGGGAAGCTAAACACCCACAGCTGACGCCTAGATCCGTGACAGATTCTGAAGCGCTAAAAGATCCGCGTCCAGACATAAAAGAAGCGTTAACCGTGCCTGTTGGGGCTGGCGGTTATCCGAACCGAGGCATTGCCGTTAAAGCCATGACTCGTGTTGGAACAGTTACAGTGGTGATTTCATGAGTTATACCAAGGCACAATTACGTCAGGCTATTCAGGATTACACTGAAAATGCAGAAACGTCTTTCGTAAACAACCTGAATAACTTTATTTTAGGTGCAGAAGAACGCATTTTTAAAAGTGTCCAGCTTAATTTCTTCCGTCGTAACCAAACCGGTACACTGACGGATGGTAATCCGTACCTTAACTGTCCTTCAGACTTCTTGGCACCGTATTCTTTGTCGGTCACCAATAGTGGCAATAAAGAGTTTTTACTCTACAAGGATGTCAATTTCTTGCAGGAATATCACCCAGATGTAACTGCAAAAGACACGCCAAAATATTACTCGTTCTACGATATTAGTAATTTCATGGTAGCGCCGACACCCGATGCTAACTATGTCGTAGAGCTACATTATTTCTACCGTCCTAGCAGCTTAACCGCGCAAGCAGACGCGGGAACTACGTGGCTAAGCGTCAATGCGCCGCTGGCAATGCTGTACGGATCCCTAATAGAAGCATACACTTACATGAAGGGTGAGACGGATGTAATCCAAAACTACACCCAACAATTCGTTGAATCTATCGGGCGTTTGAAAAACTTCGGTGAAGCTATCGAAGATTCTGATGCGTACCGAGCAGGACTGATTAGGAGAGATCCGGTATAATGTTTCAGCCGTTAAGTATGGATATTCCAGAAACACCGCTTGTGAAGGTGCACACTACGGACCACCGTGGTTTTACACCGGAAGAGGTTGCAGAGCGTTGTGTGGACAAACTGATTTCGGTTTCGGATAGCGCTAACCCGCTTATTCGCGACCAAGCTCACGCATTTCGTAAGCAAATGCACATGTTAATTTCGTTTTATATGCGAGAGGCGATTAGTTCTGATCGAGTCACCATATATAACGCTTTGGTGGATGCAGGTCATCCAGAACTAGCAAAAGCCATAAGGAGACTGTAATGGCAATTACTCAAGCGCTGTGTAACAGCTTTAAAACAGAGCTGCTTCAGGGTAAGCACGACTTCACCGCATCGTCTGGGCATACTTTCAATATTGCCTTGTACACGTCGTCGGCTACTTTGAGCAAATCTACCACTGACTACACCACTTCAGGTGAAGTATCTGGCACCGGTTATACTGCTGGCGGTGAGGCATTGACTTCAGTAACGCCTGTATTGAGCGGTGACACTGCGGTTTGTGATTTTGCGGACGCTTCGTGGTCTACCGCAACAATTACTGCAAATGGCGCATTGATCTACAACACAACTTTTGGCGGTGGCTCAACTACTACTGAAGCAGTAGCGGTTCTAGCGTTTGGTGGTGATAAGACCTCAACAGCGGGTACTTTCACTATTCAATTCCCAACTGCGGACGCTTCAAACGCTATTATCCGTATTGCATAACTAGCCGCGATGTAGGGGGCTTACCGTGAGCGGCTGGGGTAGAGGTACTTGGAGTAGTGATATTTGGGGCGGAACTTCGGTTTCGGTCGGTGTCACAGGTGTTTCAGGTACTACCTCAGTTGGCTCAGTTTCGGTTGCGATCTCTATAAATGTTGCTGCGTCCGGGGTAGAGCTCTCTTCCAACACAGGCTCTGTCACGGTTATTGGTGCGGCTAATCTTGCACTTAGTGGCGTTTCTGCAACTGGAGCAACTGGCACCAGCACAGCTACCGGAACGGCTAATATCCCACCTACCGGCATCTCTGCCGGGTCTACTACCGGCTCTGTCACGGTTGTGGGTACAGCAAATGTCTACCCGACAGGATCTGAATTAACTCCAGCAACTGGAAGCTTAACGGCTACAGGTACGGCGAATGTCTATCCGACAGGATCTGAACTAACTCCAGCAACTGGAAGCTTAACGGCTACTGGCGCGGCAAATGTCTATCCGACAGGCTTAGAAGCTACTGGTGCTACCGGTTCTCCAACCGTTATTGGTAATGCGGTTGTACCACCTACCGGCATCTCCGCGGGATTGTCTACCGGATCTGTAACTGTTGTTGGTACGGCGAATGTCTATCCGACAGGGTCCGAAGTGACAGGGGCTACTGGTTCTCCGACAGCTATTGGTAATGCGGTTGTTCCACCTACCGGTATTTCTGCGGGTACGGCTACGGGATCTGTCTCTGTTGTTGGTACAGCAAATGTTTACCCAACAGGCGCTTCGGCTACGGGGTCTGTTGGCGATGCGGCTATTTCGGGTGCGGCGAATGTTCAAACAAGCGGCGTAAGTGCCAGCGCGTCTCTGCTTGCGCCTATTGCTTTTTCGGGGGTCGGGGACGCTCAAATATCTACGGCTCAGTCAAAGTTTGGCGGGGCAAGTTTGCTCTTGGACGGCTCTGGAGATTATCTGGAGTCTCAGGGAACATACGACTTCTCTAGTGATCCGCTTACTATAGATATGTGGGTAAGACCCGCTAACGGTACTCAAGACGCAATTTTCTTTGACGGCAGAGATTCTACGTCTAACGATGCAATAGCTCTTAGACAGGCATCGGACAACTTATTGGTTCTTCGAGGTAACGGGACGCTATTCAACATAAATAGCGTGTTTTCGGCAGATACTTGGGTTCACATTGCTGTCACTAGGGGAGACCCGTTCGGAAACAACTTTAGAGTTTTTGTAAACGGCGTTGAAGAAGGTAGCACTCTTTTTGGCGTAACAGCGTCTGCCGCAACCATACACCTTGGCTCTGACTTTAACGGCTTGAATAATTGGGCTGGGTATATAGACGAGCTTCGCGTATCTAGTGTGGATCGGTATGGGGATACCAATTTTACTCCGCCTACCTCCGCATATACAGCGGACGACAACACTCCCGTCTTACTACATTTTGATGGGGCAAACGGTTCGACTACCTTTACAAATGATGGCTTTGTTGAGGCAGTAACGGCAACCGGCGGAGCAAGTGTATTCCCAACCAGTGTTCTGGGTGACATCGAGCTTGGTTCGCCAGATATTAAAATTGAGATAATTGTACCAACTACTGGATTGCCTGCATCGACGCAAACTGGTACTGTCACGGTTGCAGCAGGTGCTACAATTACTCAAACTGGGGTATCTGCTTCGGGACAGCTCGGAACGGTCTTTGTCTGGGGTCAAGTTACTCCGAATCAATCGCCGGGATGGTCTGGTGTCACGCCCGCGCAGAGCCCTTCATGGACTACTGTTAACCCATCGCAAACACCTGATTGGAAAGACATTGCGGCGTAGGAGTGATATATGCCAAGTACATACACAAATAATACCGGTATAGAGCTGATCGCTACAGGCGAACAGTCTGGTACTTGGGGTACAACGACCAACACAAACTTACAGATTATTGACCGTACACTCAATGGTGTCGGTACGATTGATCTTTCGAGCTCTGGTTCTACCCACACTTTAACCACTTCTGACGGTACGTTAAGTGACGGCATGTATAAAGTGTTGGTGTTAACGGGTGCAACAACCGGCTGCACCATCACTGTTTCGCCTAACGATCAAGATAAAGTTTTTTACGTTGTAAATAGCTCAGGTCAGACGTGTACCTTCTCTCAAGGTTCCGGCTCAAACGTAAGCATTGGCAACGGCGATACCAAGATTATTTATTGCGACGGAGCGGGAGCCGCGGCAGCTGTTACAGATTTCACTGCAAATCTTGCTTCATCTTCGGTCAACATTACCGGCGGTACCGTTTCAGGGATTACAGACATAGCTATAGCTGACGGGGGTACAGGTGCAAGTACCGCGTCTCAGGCTTTAACAAACTTAGGCGGCGAGCCTGCTGGTACAGCAGTGGCGTTGGCTATTGCACTGGGGTAAATCATGGCAAATACATTTACACGAAAGTTATCTCGCAGTATCGGCACGTCAGCAACCGCTGTAGGTTCGTATACGGTTGGAGCTTCAACACAAACAACGGTTATTGGACTGACTCTAGCTAATCGCACCGGTTCTCAGGTGTTGGCTGACGTTACGTTAAACGATGGTTCAAACGACACGTACATGGTTAAAGACGCGCCTATTCCAGCAGGTTCGTCTTTGGTTGTTGTGGGTGGCGATCAGAAAGTTGTTTTAACAACAAATGACAGTATTAAAGTCACATCAGACACGGCGTCTTCTATTGATGCGATTATGAGTATTCTGGAGATCACCTAATGGGCTTTCTTGGCAACACCCCAGCGGAGCGTTTTACCGCAGTAACAAAGGACACGTTTAACGGCGATGGTTCTACTGTTGCGTTTACGTTAAGTCGCACGTCTAGCACTAATGGTGTAGAGGTGTTTGTCAATAACGTACAACAAGAGCCTACTACGGCTTATTCAATTTCGGGTACTACGCTAACCTTTACTGCGGCTCCGTCTACCGGTACAGGCAACATTTATGTGGTGCATCGTAATTCTCCGGTTTCTACCATTACGCATCCACCGGGTGCAGCGCTGCAAGCTACTAATGGTACTTTTACAGGTAATCTGACGGTATCTGGAACGATTAGCGGTGACGGCTCATTGCCTTCACAGTCTGGAAATAGCGGTAGCGTTTTAGTTACAAACGGCACTTCAGCTAGTTGGCTCACAGGCGCTACGGGCAGACGCAACCTGATTATTAATGGTGCTATGCAGGTGGCTCAGAGGGGTACGAGCAGTACTCTTGGTACTTATGGAACTGTTGATCGTTTTCAACCGGCTTTCGTAACTGGCGCTCAAACTCAAACCCAAGAAACCCTTACTTCAGGTAGTCCGTATAATGAAGGTTTTCGATATTTTTTAAGGATTGCTAATACTACTGCATCTACTAGTACTACTACTTTACGGCAGATCGCGACAAAACTAGAGGCGCAAACTATTGCACAATCTGGTTGGAATTACACCAGCTCTACTAGTTACGTCACGGTTTCTTTTTGGGTCCGAGCAAGTGTTGAGCAGGAATACTACGCCTATCTTCTAACGTCAGATGGGACTGAATACAAATATCCGTTTTCTCTTGGTACGCTATCGGCAAGTACTTGGACAAAAATTACCAAAACTATTCCCGGGAACTCAAACCTTACAGTAAATAGTGACAACGGGGAAGGTTTGCGGTTGGTTGTTTCACCATTCTATGGGACAAATTATACCGACTCTGGTGTTTCTGTAGATACTTGGGCGACGTATTTAGGATCAACTCGAACCCCTGATTACACTAATACATGGGGTGGAACCACCGGCGCCACCTTCGACATCACCGGAGTCCAACTCGAAGTAGGCTCAGTAGCAACCCCATTTGAACACCGTAGCTATGGTGAAGAACTGGCGTTGTGTCAGCGGTACTACTACGACTTTAACAAAAACACAAATAATCCTGCTCTTAGAACTGGTATATTGCGCCCTGATAACTATCGTTTTGCAACCTTATTCTACCCAGTAGAAATGCGATCAACTCCTACTTTGTCATACACATGGGATCCGGATAGTGGATCAACAACTAGCGCAACTAATATAGGCGTAACGTCCACTTATTTCCAAAGCACACCTGCTGATACTATTAGTACTTCAAACCCAACGGCAAATGATATTACTTTTGATGCGGAGCTATAGTCATGAATGAAATAAATATTGAATCTGCACAATACGCAGTAGACGAGCTTGATGCGACTAATGTAACAATCAGAGCAACCATTGACGGCATTGAAATGTCAGTCCCACTAGACCCTGCTAACCGCCACTACGCTGAGATACTGCGTCAGGTAGAGGCAGGTACACTAACGATTGCGGAGGCTGAATAATGGCAATCAGTAAGATTCCCGCAGGCGGTATTGCAGACGGCGCGTTAATAACTAAGTCTGCATCTGACCCAACGACTACAACTAATGGCGCATTAGGTGACGTGTATGTAAACACAACATCAGGTGAGGTGTTTGTATGTACCGATGCAACTACTGATGCTAACACTTGGATTAACGCAGGTGACGGCACTGGTAGTATTTACGCTCCTTACGATGTTACTTACTTAGTTATCGCAGGTGGTGCTTCTGGCGGCGGTGGTGGTACATCATCAGTATACGATGGTGGCGGCGGTGGCGGTGCCGGAGGTTATCGTACATCTACCTTTACACTAACACCAAGCACTGCATACACAGTTACTATTGGTGCAGGTGGATCATCAATACAATCAGACCGTGGTAATAACGGCAATACTTCTACCTTTGCAACCATTAACGCATCCGGTGGCGGTGGCGGTGGTTGGAACAGTAATAAGCCCGGTAAAGACGGCGGCTCAGGTGGTGGTGGTTCAGAGCAATCTGGAGCTGCGGGTGGCTCAGGTAACATAGGCGGTTATACGCCAGTAGAAGGTTACGATGGCGGCTCTGGTGTAGTAGGTGCTAACGGTGCCGGTGCAGGCGGAGGTGGTGCTTCAGTAGCAGGTTCTGACCCGACAGGAAGCTACCCTAACGCAAGCGGCGGTAATGGCGGTAATGGTGCTTCGTCATCTATCACGGGCTCTGCTGTAACTAGAGCAGGTGGTGGAGGCGGAGGTATCCGTTATTCAGGCTCAGGTACAGGTGGCTCTGGTGGCTCTGGTGGCGGTGGCAATGGTGGCGGCGTTGCATCTGCGGGTTCAGCAGGTTCTATCAATACTGGCTCAGGCGGTGGCGGCGGTGGAGCTGATGCTACTTCTGGCGCAGGTGGCTCTGGCGTAGTTATCTTGCGTATGCCTACTGCTAAATACTCAGGCGCCACTTCAGGCTCACCAACAGTCACCACAGATGGTACTGACACAATTTTAACTTTTACATCTTCTGGCTCTTACACAGCTTAAGGAACACACATGGCATATATAGGCAAAGCACCGGGGTTCGCGATACGTGGTCGGTATATCTATACAGCTACCGCCAGCCAGACGAGTTTTTCAGGTGTTGACGATAATGGTGAGACACTGGCATATCAGGACGGTAAATATACCGACGTCTATCTGAACGGTGTTTTGCTGGTGGGCGGTACGGATTACGCTGCAAGCACTGGCACGTCGATAGTTTTAACCACGGGAGCAACAGCTGCGGATCTTGTCGAAATCATCGCATATGATATATTTTCATTAGGTGATTTGTCTGACTACACGAATACGCTGAAGCTCGGTTTCACACAAGCTGATGGAACCGCAGTGACTATTCCTTTGACAACCGGGCAGAAAATCCCGTTTACAAAGGCTGACGGTAGCAGCTCTAACTTTTATCTGACGAATTGAGGACATCATGGCTAAGCTCGTTAAATCAATATATTCAGGGTCTAGCGTAACCGGCCTTGGTGAAACTACTTCATCCGATCAGCTCGAAGGTCGTTATGCGGTTGAAATTGCGACATTGACAGATGGCGCGACAATCACCCCAGACTTTGGTGCTAATCAAAACTTCACTGTTACATTGGGCGGTAACCGTACCTTGGCAAACCCAAGCAACATGGTGGTCGGTCAAACAGGGTCTATCTTTATTGTTCAAGATGGTACCGGATCGCGCACCTTGTCTTTTGGCAGCTATTGGGATTTCCCAGCAGGCACCGCGCCAACCTTAACCACCACGGCAGCGGCGGTGGACCGCATTGATTACATCGTGCGCACCGCTTCTTCAATCCACACTGTATTTACAGCGAACTACAGCTAATGTTTAACAACAGCCTTATTGCCGGATCAAGTGGACAAAGTAGTGGCGGCTTCTACGACACCGAGATTAGTCAGTCACTACGCTTCAACGATGACGATAGTGCATACCTCTCATGGACTCCGGCATCCGCAGGTAATCGTAAGACGTGGACTTGGAGTGGTTGGGTTAAGCGTGGAAATCTTACCGGTACTGATTTAGCTTTGTTTGGATGTTCTATTGATTCGTACAACAGGCTTCTTATTATTTTTGACGCTAGTGACAACATCAATGTTCAATGGCGTACAGCACAAGGCTCTACAAAACGAATTGAAACATCTGCTGTATATCGTGACGTATCTGCGTGGTATCACATTGTTGTTAAATCAGATGCAACACAAGCAACCGCTAGTGACAGATTAAAGCTATATGTTAATGGTGAAGAAGTAACTGCGTTTAGCGCAGATTCTCGTGCTGATTACACACAAAATGCTGATACTGCAATCAATAGCACTTACGCTCACACTATCGGTGAATATGCAGGTGGAATGCGACTTGACGGCTACCTAGCCGAAGT